CTTCTTCTGCCGTCATTTGCTCTTCATTCCAAGTAAGACGTTCTTGTTGGTTAAGTACACGCCAATTCTGGTAGTTCTGTAAATAACTTTTTTCCCTACTATATGTAAATTCATGTGTGGGTTCAGATATTATTACTTTGTCATTACTCATATTTTGCACCAGTTTTGTTTTGTACTAATAATTATACTAAAAATCGTACCCTATGTCAAGAACTTTATACATTTAATTTCTTAAAGTAATTATCATACAACCGCTTTTCCCAACGATATGCTTCTCTCTCCCAGGGTTGATGGCTGTAAGGAACTTTAGCACGATTTACTTCTTGTTGTTTCCACATGTTCATATTAGGGGTTATCTCTCCCATTATAAACTGTTTTGCATGGATTAATTCGTGTGTTAAATTAGTTAGCATTTTTTCACGTGAGTATGTATGTTCGTTTGACGTTCTAGCTATTTCTATTTCAACTGTTGATCTATCGCCCCAACAATAACCGCCGGCTTGTTCATCGCAAACGGTTAATATATTGATTGTAATTTCTATTGGGCGTCTTAATTTTGTAGGTATAATATTCTCGAGTAATAGTTCACTGACTCGTTCTATTAATTGTTTGTTTCTGATTTGTCCTATAACTTGGACTTGGATCATATCCTGGTTCCTACATCCAGCATCTTGCATTTCGCTAACCTATTGAAATATCTTCCATACCAGCAGTTCTTAACCGTGTAATATGTCCGATTTGCCACTGCTTTGTATCTAAGCCTTTCATTATGCCTAGGTACTTATTGCGTAAAAGACTGTATTGGTTGCAAAGGTGCTGTAAGTTAATTACACTTTCCTCACCATCAACAAACTTATCAGCATCTCTACTAGTAAGTGTTCTATTATAAGATTCAAAGAATTTGCGGAATACTTTAGAACGTTCTCTACGAAGTTCTATATTTAAGTGTTCGAGAATTGCTTCAATCTCTTGTAGCTGATTAAAGCGATGCTCAGTAATACCAGGAAGGGAGGCACTCAATTTCTCGAGGCTCCCTTTAATGTGACATTCGTATTTTGCTTCTTGAAGTTCTTTTTCAAAGTAGTCTATAGAGCCTACAATCTTACTCAGATCCTCAACAACTGAATTATACCACCCTGCCATGTCTACTCTTCCCAGTCGTCATCATCTTCATCTTCGTCTAATCCAAAATGCCCAATAATTGCATTTTTCATAGCTGAGTCGAACATGTTGATATTTGCTTGGATATCAGCAAGGTCGGCATTCTCATCAAAAATAGTAATGATTTGTTCTGCCGCCTGTAGCCTGTCTTTCTTGGTAATGTAATTTTTCATACCGTCCCAAACTTCTACTAGAAAATCTAAATCAGGATTCATTTGCCAACTCCTCTACAGTAGGTTCATCTACTAAAGTTTCATCGTCAACTAAATCACTAAAATCATCATGATAGTTTGCATCAGGTATTTGATTCCATTCATCCATTACTATCTGAAGTCTCTCTTCAGTCCACTGCTTTCTAAACTCTTTAATAACTTCGCCTGTAACAGGTGATGTGTATTCTAGTTTATTACCAGTTTTTACAACGATTCCTTTCTGCTCAAGCAATTCTAAAATACCTGAGTATGGATTCATTCCTGATTCATACGGAATTTTAATCTGTACACTTTCAAACGGTTTGCTGTAACGTGTTTTCACTACTTTACATGCCGCTCTAATACCTTGTACTGTCGATACTTTATTTCCGTCTTCGTCTTCTTTAAGTTTTAACTTTTTCATTGCTACTACAATACTTGATGCATATACAAATCCTTGTCCGCCACTGATTTTATCATCAGGGTCAAACATATCTTGCGATGCATAAGTGTGGTTAGTTGCAACAAGTCCGATTGGATGTGGTGCTAGTTGGTTAACTGTATTCCTAACTAGGGCTGTTAATGCCTTAGGCTTTCTACCCATATCACCTTTCATGTCGCCTTTTTCAAACTGTGCAACATCTGTAGGTGTAAGCAACATTCCCAAACTATCCACTACGAATAGTAATTTAGGTTGCTCTGCATATGGTAAGTCACCATAGTTAGACTTATAGTCTTTTACGAAGTCACTAATTGTTTTTGCTACATCATCAATCATTGAGACGCCAATCTTCAATAATTTCTCAGGAGTTGTATCAACGCCTAATGCTTGTAGCCAATCTTCATCTAGTGCATTCTCACTATCAAATAATACTACTTGACAGCCTTGTTGTTGTGCGTTACGCACTAAGTTACCTGAACAGATAAACGATTTACCTGAACCAGACTCTCCTGCAAATACACTTACTTTGCCTAGAGGAACTCCCTTTTGGAAGTCCCCACTAATTAGGTAGTTAAGAGTGTAGTTACCAGTTGATATCCAATCCTGTGGATCATGAAAGCCAGCACTGATGCCAGCGATACTTTTCGTGATTCCTGTTCGGAACTTTGTTAAGTCAAATGGTTTCTGCATGTTGTACTCCTTAAGAACGGTTTCTAATCATGTTCAGAATGTCATCTGCACTAGGTTTCGCATCACCTTCTGCCGCAGGAGCCGCCGGGGCAACTGGTGCCACTGGTGCTGGTGCTGGAGCAGTTGCTACTACTGGTGCCGCTGTTTCAACTACTGCTTCTGCTGGTGCAGTTACAGGTGCTATTACAGGTGCTACCGGAGCCGCTGTTTGCACAGGCGGTGTAGTAGGTTGTGTTGCCGACTTAGGTGTTTCTACGCCATAAGGCTTGTAGAACATTGCCCAACGCTCTGGATCATACAATTCACCGTCAACCGATGCTTGGAACATTTCGCTAATTGCGTTAAGTTCGTCTTGTCCAGGTCTTTTAGGTAAAAAGTCTGAAAGTGTATGTAAGCCATTTGCGTCAATCGCCGCTAGTTCAGTTTCATCCAAACCACGCTCTTTACGAGCCCATTTTGAAGTACTGTAATCAGCATACTGTCCTTTAGTTGTTTTAGTAACTCTGAAATCTGTACCAGCAACATAGTCAGTTGGAATGTTTTCCATATCTGGGTCCATTAGTGCTGATTTAATAATGTTAAAGATTTGCGGTGAGATTACAAAACGTCTGACTGGATTTTCAGGTGCTGTTTCGCTTAGTGGATTTTCAGTTACAAATCCTTGGAAGATGTAACTACGTTTTTTCCAATATTTACGACCTAGGTCTTCTAAAGATGCATCCTTAAACCAAGGACGTACTTCAGTTAATACTGGACAAGTATCGCCGTACATTTCTGCACAAGGTACTTGTACTGTTACTGGTTTCATGTCTCCACCTTTTACTCCAGGGAAAGTAAGACGAATCATTTGTCTTTCTACCCAGAAAAAAGTGTTGTCAGGATCGCTATCAGGCAAAAACCTTAGTGTTGTACTAGTGTTCTCGTCGATATTCCAGTGGGGGTAAATGGCGTTGTCGCCGTTTGATGAACTGTTTGGTTTGGAATTAGATTCCATAGAGGCCAGTTTTGCCCTTATTTCTTGTAAAGATGCCATGTTATTTCTCCATATGTGCCATGTGTGTCAGGACTTCTGTGTTTGTGTCCTAACTTGGGTTATTATAATATATCTTTGCCATGTTGTCAACCTTTTTCTATCACGTGATAGCAATCGTTGTCTTTATTGTAATAGTATTTATGCCTTACGGCACTTTAAACCAGGTTTTTATTGAGCAAAAGGCTTATCAGTATTAGTAAACGTGTCTAGGAAGGATTCATATTTGCCTAAATCGTCTGTACTTTCTGCCATAACTGGTGTTGAATTCTGTGCTGAAAGCAATGATGCCTTAACTGCTCTGTATTCAAACTGAGACATATTGCCTCCTCCAGATAACTTGCTACCTATACCATTTAAATATCCGCCTAACTTCTCGCTACTTGCAGATTGCCCTAGTTGTGATACTCTATATCCTAATTGTGCATTAGGTGTATCAAACTGCATTACTTCACTTTCTTGCATAAGTGTTTTAGCATTCTTAAATGATTCTGTTTGGATAGTATCCATTATGTAACTTTCAAAAGCGGACTGCTTATTAACTAATCTGCTTAATGTGTGATGTGCATTTCCTACTTTTTCGTCAAAATGTGTTTCAGTGAAGTGGTCTTCTAAGTTTACTTCATTAACTATTTCAACGTTATTAAATTCTGCTAAACTTTCAACAGCATTTGCATAAGTTTTTACACCGCTAAGTTTCTTAAATGTAGTTCTAATGTTTTCAATATGTTCTTTAGCAAGTGAGACATACTCGCCATTGGTTTCGTTAACCAATCCTTTCTTTGTAACATAGCCAACAAACTCTTTAATAGAGCCAAAGTCTTTACACATTCCAATAATGCTTTCAGCGACTGTATCGTGCATTGTACCACCATTGTGTATATGCCTAGCCATTGCTCTTGCACCATGTAAGTTTTTACTTGGGAACAAATGACGTTCTTCGTTCGCTTGGATAAAAATCTTATTAATGTTTCTGCTTCTCGAACCACGTACTTCTTCATTAACGTCTTTACTGTGCTTAACAATAATCTTAACGTTGTCTAGTGGTTGATAACTAGTTTTCACTGAACCGCTAACCGGTCCTAAATTTGCTTCTGTTACTGATTCCATACCTGTCTCTTTGGATGCTTTTGCAACACTTATTGCATCGCTTATTGGTTTAAGTGTTTTCCCAAATACTCTGAAGTCTAAATTCATTAAGTAACTTTGGGCTAACTGTTTTAGTTGCTTTCGTAAAATGTCAGTTTCTTCTGTATTTGCACTAACACTAAACTTAATTTCTTCTTGAGGTACATTAAGTGTAACTAGTAAGTCTGGATCTTCAACGTAAAAACGTACTGCATCTGCAGGATCGCCTACTGTAACGCCTTCTTTATCGTAAGTGTCAACAGCAAAACCATATCCTTTTAATAAGTTGAATACTTTGTCTGCTACTGTTTTAACTGAAATCGCCATTTAATATATCTCCTACTTGTATTTATCTTTTATCGAGTTTAAGTATTGATAATCGTTTTTATAAATTTCTTTAATCATGTCTCTAACACCAGGATCTATTGTTTCATCTGTAACTATAACATTTCTTTCCATAGAGTATCGTGTTTCATGATCCCATGCATGATCTATTCCTAATTTACGATTAAAGTACTCTGAATCACCTATTTTGTTAAAGTCTAGTAGTACTAAGTTAACACCAGTGTCTTCCCAACTTGGTATTATATCACTGTATTTGTTCTGTGCATACATTAATTTATCAGGTGTTTCTATTTTTCTAGTTGCATGTTGCTGTACTTTACGTTTAAGTATATCAACACCTTCTGGTGTATTAAAGTATTCTGCTTCTCTATCAAATACATTACCCATTTGGGTCTTGGCATGTGTCCACCAACTAGTATGATTAATCGTACTAATCCAAGTTTCGTATGGATCTCTAATCCATAAATAAACAGTTAAATCAAAACGTTCGTCTAATTCTTTAATTACACTTATACTTCGCTGTGGTTGATACCACCCCAACGAAAAGTCCATCCAAGGTTTTTCAGATTGTTCTATAGTAGTGTAGTATTCACTTAATGATTTTTCAAAAGGCTTGCCTTTATATAGTAATGGAAAATCGGGGAATGGTTTTTCACACCATATGTATGTTTCTTTTAAATCGTACGAGTTATAGTTATTTTTTAAGTTTTCCCAAAGCCATGTGGTGCCTGTTCGGGCTGGACCAACACACAACAGTAGTTCCGTGGACATTACAAGAATCCGATTGGCATAGGCTCGTCATATTCGTCATACGGGCCAGTATCTCTATCTGATTTTTCTATTCCGATTGTAGAATTTACTACTGAAAAAACATCATCTTCAAATGTAGCAATATATGAAACCATTCTACAAGCAACAACCATAGCCATAACCAAATCATCACTCTCACCTGGTTGCCCGGCAAAGCTATTGCCTCTTGCTACAAATGTTTTTAGCTCTCCAATTAATGCTTTACTACATATACCTAACTTATCTTGTTCTATGTATCGCTTAATTTGAATACAGCCTTCTATTTTTGTTTTACTACTAGTATGGAATCCTTTACGTCCTTTACGTCCTTGTACTTTAACAGGATCATGTAAGAACGTTCCTGGAAAAGCTTCTTCACCGGTATCTCTGATTACAACTAGTGCCGCTTCACCGATACTGTTATTCTCAACCGTCCAATAAATTTCTTTAGCACCATAGTTTTGTATTTCTTCTAGAATTTCCATCATAGTCCTAACTTGCCCCTCAATAGGAGTTTTATTATGGCACCATTCTGCAACTTGATTCATACTGGGTAGTTCTATTACTTGTATTGCGGCATTATCTCCACCGGTGCCTGCACTTGGGTCTAAACTCACTACATACATCTTATCTGTACTGGGCCTCTTATACCAACGTACTTGCCCCATCTTGTATAGGGCATCTATGGCTGTCATAGTGGCAAGTTTTAAAGGATCTATAAGTGTTTCATTGTAAATAATGAATTCACATTCATGTTCTCGTCTAAATCTCTCTTCACCAATTCTACTACGTTCTTCATCTGCCCACTCTGCCGTTCTATCCGGATGTTGATTCCACTTTGCCATGTAACCTTTAAATCCGTTAACACCGACAACACTTGGATTACCGTACTCGTCGACAGTTTTAGTTGCTTGGTTCCAAATACTAGCGAAGGTGTCTTCATCACTGTTAGGTGTTGAGGTCATAATACACTTGCCGCCTGTACTTAATGTAGGAGACAACGCTGTCCAAAATTCTGCGGCGATACGTGGGGGTACAAACGCAAACTCATCCAAGTAAACTAATGTTAACGACATACCACGTCCAGTGTTTTCAGTAGTTGTACTACTTACTATACGTGATCCGTTGTCAAATGTTAAACTAGTCTTATTATATTCTGAAACGCCTGCTCTGATATGATCTGGAATCATTTCGTATGCATATCTAATACGTTGCATAATTTCTTGTGAGCCAGCCGCTTTATGAGCCGCTACAAGTATTGTACTGTCTGGCTTAAACATAGCAAACCATAACAAGTATGCCGCCGCAACAGTAGTTTTACCCATCTGTCTGCCCAGCATGTTAATACTATATCTAAATTCGTTGTAGTTTGATATTAAGTCTTTCTGATAATCAAAGGGAACAAAGTCAATGCCGCCTTTAGTAGGATGTTGGATCTTAACAAAGTTTTCCATGAAGTACAATGCCCCGTCAACCGGGTCACAACACGCCTGAAACTCTCTAAGCATGTCTTGATCATATTGTATCTTCTGATAGGCTGGTTTAACCAGCTCGGTATTTACTGTTCCTTTAGGCATAGTAAGTATTTATGTGAGTTTTGAGGGATTGTTTACTAGGAACGGCTGTTTTTAAGATAATCTCTAAGTTTATCTCTAATAACGCTAGTTAATACTGCTTTGTCTGTGGACATATTAGGATTAACGTCTGTTTGTGGAAAGTCCATAGTTGGGTGACTGCCGTCATCAGCATCTACTTCAACTTCTGCTTCTGGTTGTTCTGGTTGTTCTGGGTTTATGTCTTGCGGAAGTGTTATTCCTGCAAGTTTTAATACTTTTGCTAGTTCTTGCATATCATCAGCACTTGCTTCTATACTTACTGAACCTTTATCAGTGTTCTTTTCTTGTCTAAATGTAACTGAGCCACCAGTTTGTTCTGGAGCAAGTTCAAGTTCTGGTTCCATTCCACATGGTGCTTCGTCTGTTTCTGGTTCTATAACAATTGGTTCTTCTTGTACTGCTTCGGCGCCTTCTTCTTCAATTGTTTCGTCAACAAAACCTGTTGTTTCACATACTCTTTTACCACACCCACAATTCTTAGGTTCTTCGTTTACTTCTTCTGTTTCTGCAAACAGTTCCATTAATCTTTTGTTTAGGTCGTGGTCATTTATCATTTTAGTTTCTTCTCGAGCTTTGTGATATAACGTCAGCTACCTTAGATTCAGGTGCTAGTCCGCCATGTGCTAATCCAGTTATGGAATCGTGCATTGCTCTTAAGTTGTCGCCCATTAGTTCATCTTTTGTTGGGTAATTCTTAAAGTAATCTGCACCTTTCTCTGCTTTAATTCTTTCTAACTCTGCTAAGAACTTGCTGTTATACTCTTCACCAAATACGGCTAAGTCTAAATCTTCGTTCTGTGCAGTGTAATGTTCTTGTTCTTCAGTTGAATCAACTTCTTCTAGTTGTGCTTCTGGAGTCTCAACACTTCTGTCTAGGTCATCAGCAAGTCTTTGCTCTGCCTGTTCTGATTCTACTTTTCTTGGATCGTTAACACCGTAACATAATACATGGTCGTGATCCATATTCATTTCAACACAAATTAATACTTCTAGTATTCTTTGATTGACTGGGTATTTAAGTACAACATCTGTACTACATACTTCTGATGTAACGTTTACACCTTTTAGTCTTTGAAATTCCATTGGATTTTCTTGAATTGGTAATCTTTTCCAAGGAGTAGCACTAACTAAGTTATACTTTGCAAGGACGCCTTCCAGCTTAGATAGGTCATCTGGGCTACAATCTCTCGCTAACTTAATTCTATAGCCGTACTCTTTGCTAAAAGATTCGTTAATTAGTTCTTTTAAGTTTTTCATTTATTATAAACTCCTGTTACACTTATTTATCATATTTATCAATTTTTTATAAATATAAGCATGACCATTAAAGTTAAAGAACCTCAAAATCCAACTGACGGCGAATATTCATTGGCGAACGATGGCACTGTAGTAGTTTTTAAAGATGGTGAATGGACTATTCCTAGTCAGTAACGTCATCTACCTTAGTATTAATTATTTTCAACAGTTCGTTACGATCCATTACAGCGGTCGCCGGTGATCCATCATCATAATTACCAGCATTACTATCAAGTCTTGCTTTCTTAATCATCATATCAATTTGTTTTAGTTTTGAATTAACTTTGCTGTCTTTTGCTTCTAAGGCAGTCTTTAACATTTTTGCGGCACTATCAAATATACTGCCAGCTTCTCTATCTCCAACATTCATACCCAAGTTCATTAACTGCGTGTAACTGTCAACTGCCTGTTGAGCAATGCTATCCATTTCTAAATCATGCTCCTCAAGACCCTTTACATTCTGTAGAGCGTTATCAATTTTTTCTGCGGTAGTTAATGCTGTTTGAATATCTTCCACATCAATAGTCTCAAATTCTGTTACTTGCTTGTCATTTATTTCTTTTTGGGGTACAGACTCTGGTATTGATTCGTAGGTGTCTACAATGGGTGGTAAGTTAAATTCTTCTTCTAGTTTCTTTGTCATAACACTATTTACCTACTTTTATATCTATATCTAAAAAATTTGATAACGAATTACTTAATTGTTGCGGGTTTGTACTGTCTATTTTTAATTTTGTATATTGTATATGCGAATCATTAAAAATTTGTAAAAAGGATTCTTGTGGTTGAATATGTTCGTCCCACTCTGTGGGTACTTTTAATAATTCATGTAATGGTAAAATTTGTCTATTAGTTCTTTGTGCAAAATTTAACCAACTAGGATCATATCCTGATGCTAATCTTTGATTTATATCACGTGTATTACAAAACCATGTTGCTTGTTGAATATGCTTAGGTGTAAAAAATTGGTCTCGGCCATTGATTGCCGAAGGGGTAGTGCCAGTGTGAAAAATAATTCTCTCTAAGGTAGAGACCTCGGCTTGAGTATCAAATAGTTTAACTTCTGGATGTTCTGCAATAGCATGTTCAGTGTCTTGTGAGGCACATTTTGGTATATTTATAAAACAAAAAAGTTTGTTTTTTATAAAAAATGGCTTGAATTGTCCGTATTGATGAGAAAAATGTTTCGGAGTATTGTGATTGCAATCCAATACTTCACTAAGATATTTGCTTTGTATCATTTACGTTTTGCTTTTCTTGGTTTTGTTCTTTTCTTAGAATTGTTTCTAAATATCTGATCTTCTGTTATTACTTTAAATCGTATACCTTTTGCTTCTGACCATTGCTGTGCGGCTGTCCACTTGGCGGCATTTACTATAGTTGCCATTTTATCGCCCCTACCTTTAGCATTTTCAATTACTGTTTGGCTTTTAGGTTTAATTTCTATAAGTTCTACTAATGTTTTTCCGTTCTTGTCTTGATACTGTACCATAAAGTCGGGTACATAGTTTGTTATCTTTCCTGTTAAAGGATGTCTGTAAGGAATTTTTACATTCTCACTTGCCCATTTTAATATGTTAGGATGTCCATCACAAAATCTCATAAAAGCAGTTTCCCAACTACTTCGTGCAAAAGGCTTTTTAGGTCCTATGTATTTTTCTGGATTCTGCGGCGTGTATAGCCCTTGGGAATAACGAGATGTCATTGTTAAGGCCTGATTACGTTTGCTAGTTTGCTCTGCCTATTTGATTTGGAAACTGTTAAACCAATAAGATTGCCTTTTGGTCTAATTTTATTTATGGATTTGTATGTAGATTCTGCTAACTTAATAGAAGATTCGTTTATTTCAAAGTACTCCATAGGATGTACACCTTGCTGTTTAGCAATTTGTATTAGTGCAACTGCAAGTGTTTTACCTGTTGCGTTGTTAAAGCCAATACTAGTAAGTCTGTTATATATTAAGTCGATTTCATCGCCATTCATTCCAGCGTTTTGTTTTCCTAACATTGTTGTTAGTATCTCGACACTTGCTTCTGGTATTGGAAATGCTATAGTAGAGTTTTCTAAAAACTTAACAAGTTTGTCTTTGCGAACTTCGTAACTTACTTCGTTACCGAATGTTTCATATAAACTAGTAGACATTACTCTCCACCTGCAGTCGGATCTAGATCGCCTTGATCATTGCTACTTGCAAACGAAGATAAAAAATCTACTTGCTCTCTTCTAGATACTCCATTTAAAAATTCTACTTTTCGTTCTTGTAAATCTAATGGGTACACATAGTTATTACCAACTGTCGGCAAAGACTGAGCGTTTCCTTGTTGTGCTACTTCCCATTCTTTCTTATTAAAGTCTGAAAATCTTTTTAAGTCGTCTTCTTCAATAAATGCATTTATATTAGGATCTATAGTAAAATTTTCATATTCAATATTTAAATTAATCTGGTTAGCAGATGAATCGCTATAATCTATTCCGTCGATTTCAAATGATGTTATCATAGGATTAAATAATGTATACTTAATTGCTCGTCCTCCATGATACTGTACAATGTCTATACTAGTAATAAAGTTACGTTCTTGTGCTGGCTGTAAATTTAAGCCTGCGGAGTTACTGTTAAATGGTCTATTAAAACTACCCGATGTTCCGTTACCATCACCTGAAGCAACTATTTCTGGAACAATATCATTTTCAATAACAGATTTATTTGTTATACCACTGCCGGGATACAAATTAGTAGGGTTAGTGAATAAATGTGCATACATTCTCATTAACATAGCAACCCATACACTATCTACTGTGTCAAACACAGCAATTTGTACAGGCTTATAGTCAACAGATGAAACTGTTATACGTTTTCTATTATATTGATTTTGTACTGCTGTGGCAAATTCTGCTGAAGGCATAGTAGCTGTTCTTACTAAACTACTTAATTTATTTGTAAATTCTGCAGAGGGATTCATGTGTTCTGAATTAGGGTATAGAGCTGAGTTAAAAACAAAGTTAACATAACCATTAAACTTTTGTCTTACTGGATTGTTTGACGGTTTAAATTGGTCAGCTTCTTGTGGTGCTTTTAAAAAGTATTTTGATGGATGCGAGTCGTCTCTATCATACCCTTTGAATCCTGCATACCCATTGAACATTTGTCTCATGCCGAGAGAGTCGCGGGCAATATCAGTAATTCTGTTACCGAGAGTGTCTTTTATGAAATCATTAATTGTTGGCATGAAATCCTCTTGTGGGTCTAGTATTTAAATAATGTGTGAGGCTAGTTGCCTAACCTCACAAAATTAAATATTTTAGTTACCAGTTGATCCGCCGGATGTGTATCCAGTTGTATCACTACTTAAACCGCCAATTCCTTGTTGGTTATCAGTAATAGTATTTGCTGAACCATCTTGATGTATCGCATTATCAAATCTGATTGTCATAGTAATCTGTACTGGCTCATTAGTTGAGTAGTCTGAATCACTGTAATCTGTTTGAGTAATGAAACATCCTTCTAGTGCCCAAGATTCTGTTGCATCAGCTGACTGTCCGTCTAGAACTTCAATAGCCATATCAAATTTGTAATCTGCACCGGAAACCGCCGCCGCTTGATTAAAGTGATTTAACTGTCTGTTGTTCTGCTCGCCAACTGCCTTAGCTACTGTATTTCTGATGTCGTCTCTGATTACAACCGTAATAGGTTCCCAAGCATGTTTGCCTTGAACGTATACTTTTGAATTGTAACTATCGATCATTACTTCTTCATACGCAACTTTAGGTCTAGTAACGTTTTGCACATTTTGTGTAATTGCTAATGTTTCAGCGCCATTACCAAATCCTGCATAGAACATCACCCTAAATCTAAACTTGAGTTTAGGCATCAAAATGCCGGTGCCGGTTGCTCCAGTTGTTGGTACACCAAATTTATCTAGTGTTTTGTTATCTATTGCCATTTGTTTATTCTCCTAAACCATATATCCTAAATATAATTTATAGGATTATTGTTAATACTTATTTATCATATTCGTCGCAAAAATATTAAACAGTAGTTTAATAGACCCAAAAAGAAAGGGCAATTAAGCCCTTTCTTTAGTATTACTACTGTCTTACGCTGTAGAGCCCAAAGTGTTCTGGATTCTAATCGGAATGTAAATAAACTCAACTGCTTTCATTGGCTGTACTGCAATGTCAATGTAAAGTTCGTTTCTGTCTATTCTAGCCGCTGTATTGTTTGAGCTATCACAAACTGTGATAAAGTCAACTAAACCACGCTGTGTGATTAACTGTGATAATAGTCTATCAACAGTATTTTTAGCATTTGCTCTTACAACTGAATCATTCGGTTCAAACAAGAAAGGTTTAACGATATCATCAAGTCTTTCTCTGATGTAAACCATAAGTCTAGCAACGTTAACTCTATCTAATGCACTAGCACTTGGGTTCAGAGTTTTCTGACCAAATACTGCAAGTCCTCTTCCTGGGAAAGAAGCAATAGGGTTAATTTTGTTTTGATATAAAGTATCTCTTTGTCCTTCATTAAGTGTTACACTAACATACTCGCCTGAAGTAGGATCTACATAACCAACGCTAGTTGCGTTATTTACTAGTCCTCTTTGGAAGCCAGCTGGTGCAAACCAAGGATAAGAAACGTTATCGTTATATGCAATAGTTCTTAAAGCAACATGACTTGAAGGAACAACTACGTTAGTTCCGTCTAGGTTAGTTGTTAATGCACTAGGGTAGTAAATAGCCGCGTAAGGTGAACTTGAAACAAGTCCGTCTTCGCCGTTTTCACTTGCCTTACCACTGTTGGTTGCCCATGCAGTAGTACTAGTTGCGTCTGCTTTAAGTCTGAAAGGACTGTCACCAATTACAAAGGCAGTATTTCTTCTGTCTGTGCTTAGTGTAATCATCTCGTCTAGCATTTCAGGAAAACCTGGAGCCGCTATAATATTAAACGCATTAACTTCTGATCTAATGTCATCATTAGATGCTATTGCGCCTTGCATTTTAGTTTTAACTAAGTTATGTACTGCTTTTCTTAGTCCAAACATGTTACCGTCTGCTTTGTTTCCAGAAGCATCAACCCAAACATTACCAATGTTTGTTGAAGCAGGTGTGTAATTGAGTTTGTACTCTTTTACGTTACCAGCTGAAGCTCTTTTGTTCCAAGCTAAAATTCCACTTGGGTATTTGCTAGCCGCCGGAGCGTCAGCATCTAAAGAACCTGCAGTTGACTGTCTGAAGTCACCAAATACAACACCGTCTGCTGTTACTTGATCTGATCCAACTACTGCCACCCAAGCTGTTCCTGACCATTTGTTCAGGGAAGGGAAGTTTTCAGTATCGTCTGAATAAAACCATACATCACCAGCCACTAGTGCTGTTGCGTCTGATTGTAATGTTGGAGCAGTTGCTTTAGCTTGGAAGTCTTTTGTTAAAGTTACCCAAGTTGAGCCGTTATGCTCTAACATATCAATTGAAGTGTTAGAAACAGTAGCATTGTACCAATATGTACCTTGTGCTAATGTACCAGTTAATGTAGTTTTACTTGCTTGATAGCTTAGTGCCGCAAAGTTAGTATATGTAATGCTAGCCGCCACTGCCTGTGCGCCAAATCCTACTGAACTTGGACCAAAGTCTGCGTGGTTGCTTTGCAATTTAATATCTCTACCAGTGCTTGAAGTTAGTACAACTGTATTAGTTACTGTACCTGAACTTGCTATTACTTCAGTAACACTTGCCGCCGCCAATGCCGCGTTGATGTCAAAAATAGCATCATCGGCTGTTGAAGTTGCAGGAGTTCCTGATATAGTACCAGCTAATGTTACAACAACAGTTGTGCCGTTATAAACAATATCAAAGCTAGAGTTACCTGAAACGTCTAAGCTAGAAATAGCTGTGCTCGTTGCGATAACAGTTTTAGTTCCGTTATGTCTTTTTAAATCAACTTCTGCTTCAGTTCCGCCTGTAATTCCTACAAGACTTCCAACAGCAACGTTAGCCATACCAATATCGGTATATGCCAAGTCTGTTGTAGCGTATAATGGAGTACTTACTGTACTGAAAGTTTTCTTTGATAAGCTGTAGCTCTTAACACTTAAACTTGCACCAGTGTTTGGTGTAGTAGTTTGAATGAAAACATCACCTGTAGAAAGAGATGTAACTCCGTCTGACTGTAATGTAGGCACAGCTAAATGAGTTTTAAATTGGAAGTCGCTACTAGTAGCACTAACCCAACTTGCAGTACCAACTTGGTACCAGTCATTACTGTATTTTTCGTAATATTTTACTTGTGTTGCTGTTCCGCCAGCGGCTGTATTGGCTACAACGGCATAGTCGCCATTTAATCCAAATGACCTTTTAGGTCCTGCTGTTCCGGAATCTATTTGTGTTGAATCTACAACTGATACTGATTTCTTAGTCCAAGCTGTACCTGACCATTCTCTAAGTCCTAATAAAGAACTTGTAGTGTCAAGCCAGTAAGTACCGTCTGCGATTGCGCCAGTTGGTGCCTTGCTGTCTGCTTTAAGGTCGCCTAAGTCAATGTCAGCTCTTAAAACGTATGCTCTGTTGGCAAGTCCTAAGAAACTGTGTGCGGCTAATAACCCGTATTCGTTGAGATCATATCCGTTTAGTGCAACTGAACCACTTTTATGAAACAATGGGTTACCATATGTTTGTAGCAATTCTCGTTGACTAGTAATAAGTTTTAATTTTCCAGCTCCTAACTTAGTTGTATTTGACGCAGTACTTAAACCGTCAGGAGTTTTCTTGTCCTGTGCAGTCGCTATAATTATTAACGGTACTGATCCTGTTCCTGCCGCGGCATAGAACGATTCGTCTGATACACTAATGGAAACACCTGGTGATACTAATGTAGCCATATTATATTCTCCTTTGGTATATGAATCTAATTATACGAATATTTATCAAAAAAGCGTAGAAAAGGTATTATTACAAGGCGGGGTACAAGAAATCTGGAAGGTTTTGATAAATACGATTTATTTTGTTGTATCGTTACGTTTAAAGCGATATGTAGTAGTACACATTTTGCTGAATTCAAGACTATCATAACGTTCATGTGATGCGTCTAGGTCATACCCCATTTCTGAGAATGATAATACTATCATGTCATTTCCTACTCCGTGCAACATGAATGGGACGCTCCGTAATGTATTATGGAAAGAATTACCAGGCACATCTGTTTTCTCATAGCCAAGCCTATACATTGTATTGCGGAAATCGGTACCTTTTATCCACTCTTTAAGTCCACCTGCTTCACTTATTTGAGCATTAACTCTTTCCATAGTATTTTGAGTAGTGCCTTTACCAGAGGTGTGTTCTACAGTTCCAGTTGTTTCAAGTATTATATATTCAGCATTGGTATTAGCTAGCCATTCCAACAAATGAAATGGGCTACTTAAATGATATAATAATCCACAACAAACAACTACATCTGGCACTTCTGTTACTACATAATCCTCATACCTACTATGTACCATATCCCATTTGAAGTTAGCAGATTTTGTAAGTTGTACTGAGCCTCCGTTGCACCATTGTTCAAACGGTTCTACTCCTGTAAACGATTTAATACCATATGCATTGTATATCCCTTTTATAAAACGAACACTACCACATGCTATTTCTAGTACTGATTTGTCTTTAACTACATCATACATGTGATTAATATCTTGAATATAGTCTATGTTGTTTATGTCCGCTGTTTCGTTGGCGCCGAACTTGGAATCGTCTAGGAATAATATATCATTTTTTTCTATGTATTCTTTTATCTTTGGCTGTTGCATAAGCGGATGATTGATGAATTCATCTACGTTTTTTGCAATATGCGAATATCTTAACAGCCAATCGGGATCAGTGTCGTTCATGTGTTTTCGTTATCGTTTGCTGTAATAAGTTCATGTAAAAAGTCTACATCAGTTTGTAACATGTCTAACGTGTCGTCGTTTGTAATTATATGGTCAAAGTCATAGCCTATCCAATTCCATTCACTTAAATGCACATCTTTATATCGGGTGTGCATCATGTGTTGTGATGGTACATGCCCAGTATTGGCGTTAGTAGCCGTTTTATACCACTCAGGCTTTTCGCCACGTTCAACATTAACCACAACTCCACCTAAACGTTTAATTAAATCTAGCTCGTTTGTAAATCTAGTATCACTAATAACAACACATGGGTGGTCTTGTTCTGCTCTACGCATTCTATATTCTAAACTGTCAATCCATATATCTTTATGAAAGTGGTTACGCATTACTTCAGTACCCATAAGTTGTAATGCTAGTCTGGGAGTAAAATTGTCTATACCTAATTTGCGTGTCCAAAACATATCCGGAGTTTCTCTAAAATCTCTACTATCGGTTGTGTCGCCTTCTAAGTCTGTTCTATTCCAGCCAAATATAGAAGCACACACATCTTTAAGTGGTGAAGCAAAACTATCCTGCAGGCATCCTCTATTAACAAAAAAGTTTGCAACAGTATCTTTGCCCGATCCTATTAGTCCAGTTATTCCTATTATCATTTTATAAACTCGTTATCCATAATTAACTTCTTAATATCGAAGTATGAATAATCTGGATCAAAACTTATTGATCCCATATTTCTATCTTCCTCGACCTGAGTGTTATCTATCCTGTGCCACTGATTCGTTCTTATTAATGTAGGTACTGGCATTCCGTAATACTCATCTACTTTAGTAAGTAACTCATCATGATTATCATACACAATACTGTGCCCTGATTTAATTCTTACACCTTCGCCACTATCATGTGTGATATATAGCATTTCAGCCATGTCAGTTATATCTGAATCTGGCATTGTAGCAGAACGTAATCTTATATGGCTTTCTATCATTGCTTGTGGAGGATTTAGTCCAACGCTATCCATTATGTTACTGTATCCTTCTATTAACAATTCGCTTACCCTATCACTGGCTTGGGCCCATTCAACTTTACTGTTAGACAAGTCTGACTCCGAAACTGGATAGTTAAGTGCAACTGAGCGTCTTGTTGCTCTAACGGCTTTTCTGTATTGCTCTGGTGCATTGTCAGTATATTCCATTCCTTCATTATGCCATTGGTATGAACCGTAGGCTGGTGTATGTAAAATTATAACGTCATGTACCGGAATTGTCAACTTATTTTGGAGGTCTTTAACTAACTTGTTTATTACACCTGTTTTCCACAGATATATGTAGCCCATCGCATGTTCGGTTATAAAGAAATCATTGTTACCGTTTCGATTAAATTCATTTACATCTCCAGTGAAACGTTCGTAGCTACGAGTAAAACAATCTTTAGCAAAAGTAAAAATTGGATCTAGTTCCGAGGATGGTAATTGAAAGTGGTTGTCGCTCATTTTGTCTTTGCCAATAATTTTTTATTTTTTTGTAGTTCTTCTAATTCATTAAACTTATAACGTTCGGATCCCATGAATCTTAATGTTACTCGTGCCTCGTCTTGCGTATGTAATAAAACTTTGTGCCATTCTTCTACATTTATTATGAATGGTTGGTAGTTTCCTTTACGTTCAACTTTTGTTGTTAATAATTCTTGTTCTTCTATATCAGAATGGAATCCTGTCCTGCCATAAAATACACCAAAGTCATATTTTTTTGACTTTGCCTGGCGTCTTCGGGCACCGCCGATATAGTTTTCTGGATGCTGGTGTGTTTCTAATCTTCGCTTAGTGTTATTTAACAACTTTTTTTCTAAAAACTTTTCTTCTTGGACCAAATCGTCTGATGGCTCGCCAAAATGTACTGACGAGTCTTCAACATTTCCAATTAGTTTAAAGTTGACACAATAGGGGAATCTGGTGAAGAAGGTAGATTTATATTCGTTGGAGTCTATGTGATGGCGAT